TGATAGTATCAAATGGTTCTAATTTATTTAAATAATCAACTCCTATTTTGTGTATTTTTTTGTGTAACTCATTATATTTTTCTTTATCAGTATTTTTTAACTGTCTTACATGATCTAATCTCAACCTCATTTTTTGAATCATATTCATTTGGAATACTTCAGCATATCTGTCATCACTTTTAATATTTACATGATGATCTTTAGATGTAGGATGTTCATAACCTTCATAAGGCTCTAAAAATTTAATTAATTCATCTACTGCTTTTGAATTAGTGATATTTCCTGGTTTTAAAAGTGTTACTTGTACACCATATCCAGAATCTTTTAGATACCTGTACATATCATTTTTCTGCCTTTTTTGCCCTAATTCTTTTAATGAAATAATTACATCTTCCTTATCATTTTTAGGATTTATTTTTATCATGATATCTGCAAGTTTGTCTATAATTTGATTATCTTTTGCATCGTCTGATTGATAAAATTGCCATAAAGCATCTGCAAGTATATCATAATCTTGCCTAGTCAAAAAGTCTGGTGTATTTACTATGTCTTTTTTAAATAATGCCTTTACGCCATTTTGCAAAGTGCTAACATCTTCTACTTCATCTTGTCCACTATATCTAGCATCGTCCATACTAGTTAATAGTAAATTTTCTAAATCTTTGGAATCCATGCCTAGGTCCACTGCATATCTTCTAAATGCTCCAATGTGTTTTGATTTTGGCTCACTTCTAGCATTGCCTTCATGTATATTCCTGGCAAGCATTGCCACTGCTTGACCAAAATATGTTTTAGCCTTTTCCAAATCATTTACTGCTTGTCTGCTAGGAGAAATACTGCTAGGCTCAATATAGCCTGTAATACCCTCTTCTTCGTTTATGCTTTCGCCCATCCAACTTGGATCTCTGCCTGTGTTGTCTCTGAAATCATCAATGCTTTTTTCCCACTCTTTATCAGCACCTGGTTTACTATTTTCTTGATAAGATTGAAAATATTCAACACTTCTTTCTAATAAATTTAAAATATCAAAATATTCTTTTTTACTAACAATTTCTTTGGCGGCATCTATTACAGGTGCTTCAATACTATTCAATCTTTCTTTGTCTTTGGGATCTATCTCTTTGCTTTTTCTTACTACTCTGGATATTGCTTTAATATATTCTGATCTAAATGCATCATCGTCATAACCTGCTTTCATAACAGTGGCATATCTAATAACTGCTTTAGTTACTTTGTCGAATTTTTCTTGATAATCTGTACCACCTGCAATACGGAACTCTATAAGTTCAGATCCTGATTTGCTGTCTTTTCTATAATTATCTTTAAAATGAATTGTGGAGTATTTTTCTTTGCTTATACCACCGTCCAAGTATGATTGTAATTTTAAGAAACTTTTATTGTCTCCTTTTTTCATCTGTTCAGCATGTTTTAAAACATTTCTGTACTGACTTCGTGTGTAACTGTTATTTAATCTGTCAAATTGTGCTAATAAATATTCATCTCCTAACAATAATGCCATTTTTAATTTGTTTGGTCCTGCTTCTTTTGATCCGCCTCTAGCATCGCCCTGCCAACTCATAGTAATATGTAAACCTGTACTACGGTTGGAACCAAATTCTTCCTCTCCGAACTCGAAAAGACTTTTCATCTCCTCTAGCATTTCTCTAGGAGATTCAAACACAGGTGAAATTACTTCTGCTCCGGCTCCTTCATCTGGATCAATGGTGCTGTCTTTTTCGATTGCCCATTCATCTTCGGATCCACTGGTATCGCCATAGTCTCCTGTTTCTGGATAACTTGTAAATTTACTGTTGTTTTTTTGCCAATCATGAAATATATCTGCTACTGCATCTACTCCGCCGTCTCCGTATCTCTGATACTCCCATCCATAGTCGTCTAGGAAACTGCTCATGTTGTAATGTACATCATTTACCCATTCGTCCATGCTGTAATCATCTCTGCATGAGTCTATGGCTGTGTCTATGATATCGTAATCATCATTTGCAATTTCTCTTAGATAGTCTTCGTAATCTGCTTCATATTCTTCATTTATGTAATCTCTGGCCCAGTTGTCCATATCCCAACCATCTTCTTCACGATTTTGATATTCTGCTGGATCATTTTCTTCAAAATCATCTTTATATTCTTCTACGGCATCCATAGTAGGACCATCGCCGTATTGCATAAAGTCGTTTATGTATTGATCTTCATCTCTGTTTTCTTCTATCCATTCATCAACAAGATCATTTACATAACCGTCATCAAATGCTTTTTCTCTTACATATTCTTCATAATCTTCATATGCGGCATCTGGTATCCCAAATTCTGATTCTACTTCATCTAGAGTCATGTCATCTATATCATATCCACTGCCAGAATCTTCTGCACCATACCAAAATGTTTCTGCCTCAAAACCACATCTTATAGGCAAGTCTAAGGCTTCTAAAGCAATCTCTTTCTTATTAAAGTTTATTTCAAATAATTCTGGCCTTGCTTCTTTTAAATTTCTTTTAGAAAGTTTTTTAATTCTATTACTAATACCTCTTAGTTTTAATTTTTTATTTTTCCTTTTAAGTCTGTTGCCTAACTTGCCTTCTTTTACAAAAACATCTTCATCAGGATCTATAACTGTGGGAGTTTCATTACCTTTTTGTACAACTAAAAATTTATTTTGAGGGTTTTTACCTACAGGTGCTACAACATTTCCTAATGATTTATTTGTTTTATCTAAAACTTCTTTACCAGCATCAGTATCAGATAAATCTTTTGCTTTTACTGTACCTCCAGATTGTATAGTTGGAGAGTTTCCAGTTTGATTTTGAGGAGTCTTTGGCATATTAATAGCAGGCCCTTTAGACATATCTGTAGGCACTTTAGACATTTTCTTAATTTGTCCTTTACCTGAAAATCCTAAATCTTTTGATGCTGTAGGCATATTTTTACCTGGAGAATTACCGTACTCTTTTATTAAGTGTTCAAGTGTTTTGACATCAATAAATTTCATTATCTTCTTCTTTTGTTTAAAGTTCTTAATCGTCTACTTGCTGGATTCATTCTTTTAGATCTTTGAGCCCTTTTAGCCATTCTAGCACCTAATCTGGATTTTGTTCTCTTAAGAGTTAATCTCTTTTTCATATCTATAGGCTTATTACATTGTGAGGCATTAGATACAACACGACCCTTTCTCCTGCCACTAGTACATCTAATGGCACGTTTAATGGTGTTACCCATTTTACGCCATACCATTCTGGCTTCTAAAATAGGCTCGTCTGTAAATTCTTCTAATCTCATATAAGTCTCATCACTAAAGTAATCACTGTGCTAACTAATGACGTTACAGTGATAGCAACAATAGAAATAATCCAATTTTCTAATTTGTCTAATCTGCTTTTAGTTGTATCTTTAAACTCTCTTATCTCTGCTGTAATACTTTCTATTCTCAGCATGTCTGCAATAATATGAGCCTCTATATTACCGTCCTCAATGTAAGGCTTAGGCATTTTGTCTGGTTGAGGTTTCTTTGGCATTGTTTATTCCTACAATAAATCTTGTTTTGTAAATTCCATATTTACTGAACTTGTGGTATCTATTGTACCACCGTTCAATACTATTCCATTTAATTCAGTTTTTAATGTGTCTACAGAGTGTACGCCTTCTCTTTCAAATGCAAATTTAAATATAAAACCTGCTCCTGTAAGTGTAGGTGCTCCATAATTTTCCAATACATTTGCACCACTGCCATTTAATTCTACTGGATTATTCATTACAACTGGCTGTGCTCTTAATCCAATAACCTGTACTACACTTTCAAAGTCTTTTTGTGTGTTATCACTAAAATTACCAGTTCTAGTAATATCTATTGTTGTGAACAATGTATAAAATTCAATGTTGCCTGACACAACCTCCGAACTTCCCATTGCGCCACTTCTTGCTAAACTCATTTGTGTCTCCGTCTTTCTACTATTTATCGGTTTTACAAAAAGTTAAGTCAAAAAAAATCCCCACAGTAAGTGAGGATTTTTTAATAGTTTTTTAGTTTATGCTAAAATAAATGTTTTTGCTGTAACTGATGCGTTAGCCAAGTTGACACCGTCAACTGTGCCTAATGCCTGTATAACGTCTTCCAAGTGAGCCGCTAATGTTTCACTGTTAGAACCGTCATATGTGTCAGTACCTTTTTCTCCATCAACCATAAATGCTATTGTTTGATTTGTATCATACAATGCACTATAACCTAGGATAGAAAGATTTTCATTTAAAATAGAATGAAAAACTGTTTGGATTGTACTATCTGGACCAGTTTTTGCGTTTACGGCCGCTCCAAATCCAACTTCAAAAAATGTTGGTTTTAGACCTATCATAAACTTTTCTTCATCCACATGTACAGGATTTACCTTAGTTTGCGCCATGTTGTTCTCCTATGTTAGTACCCTTTTGGTACCTATGCAAATATTTATCTTTCTGTCATAAAAAAAGGGCATGTAAAATGCCCTTCTTTATATTAAGTTTAAACTTAACTAATAGCCATATCAGTTCCAAGTGTAACTGTTGCTGATGCAAAACTATAACTGTTTGCTTCTTGTGTTCCAATTGCTTGTAATTGTGCCTGAACTGCAGATGCATCGAATTGACTTCCGTCAACTATACAATGAATTTTACCTGCTGATGCTGAAGGAACAACATACATAAGTGGTTGAATAATGCTTAATGCTCTTTCAACTGCTTCAAAAGGCGCATCGTCTTCTGATTGTAAGTCTGCACCTGTGTCAACTAAAACTGCTAATAGGTTGTGTCTTGATATAAGGGTACCTGTTGCGAATTCGGCTACTCCTTTACCTTCTCCTTTTGTTTGTGCCATTTTTTTCTCCTAAATTTTTCTATAGACGTTTGCCTATATCTTACATTTATTTATCATTTTTTTATAATTTTAGAAAGTATAATGATAAAAAAAGGCAGTAAGAACTGCCTTTTTAAATAAGTTAATTAAACTTAGAATGAGACATCACCAATAACGTGTCCTGCTAGGTCACCGTTTGCTAGGTTGTCTGCACCCTCTAATACAAAGTTTACAGTTGCCTGTGAACCTGCTGTAAAATCACCAATTTTTAAAATTGTTAAGTTTAAATTTTGTACTGAACTGACTAATGCATTCAATTGTGATTGAGAAATGTTTCCTGATTGTTGTTGAAAACTTTTCAAGAATACATCTTTACCAAATACTTCAATTGGTGCCGCCGCTCTTCTATCTGCTTGTGCCATTTGTTTCTCCTAAATTGTTTAGCGATATTTTATCGCCGTTACATTTATTTATCTTTTTAAGGGAAAAAAATTTAGGTTGCTTTAAAGCCTTTACCTAATTTACTAGGAGATTTAAGTTCCCCAGGGTCTAATAAAGATGCCAAGCCTTTTCCAGAAGCATAACCTTTTCCAAGTACTCTTCCTAACTTTCCAACTGTAGCAGGCTCGTTCATTACTCCAATAATAGGCATATATTTGTTTAAATCTGCCACAAAACTTCTGTCTACATACTGATTTCCATAAAATTTGTCACTGTAATCTCTTTTTTTGACATTTTTTTCTGGATCTATTGTAACCTTTCCATCATCTTCTGCTTTTTTAATTTTTTCTATGCTTTTTTTCATTTTGTTTCTAGCACGAGTTTCTGCCGCCTGTTGAGCAGTATCTACAGAAGTATGTCGTGGATCGTTTCTGGTAATCTGAAATTCTCTCGCAACCATTTTATCATATTCTTCACCAGATGCAATTAGTCCCTGATATACCATATCGGCTTCTTTTTGGTCTAATTCCTCTTTTAAAATTATATCGTTTATTTTCATGATTGTTTTTGTCTTCCTCCGGCCCAATAACCTGCTATTGCGCCGATACCAGTTCCTGCTTTCTTATATTTATCTATATCCTTGCCAAATTTTTGTGCTATCTTTTTACCTGCATATCTTCCTGCAACTGCACCTGCAACTGCACCAGCAACTTTTCTTCCAGTACTTGCTTTTTTCTTATATTTGTCTGATAATTGATAACTTCTATATTTTGTCATAGTTTGCAAAGGTGTCATCATTTCACTGCCAACACCTATTCTTCTAAACTCTTGTGTAATTTTTGCTATTACATATTGTCTGGATCTAAACTTTGTATTTTGCCAGTCAGTTGCTAACCTTCTCCAAGACTTGTATCTGTTGTCTTTTATTTTAAGTTGATTTTCCAAACCAATAAAAAACGATACAGGACCGTCTATTCTGTCGCCTCTGCCTAATCTACTAATAAAGTTCCAATGCCTTCTGTTTTGTAATTTTATGCTGTTTAAAAAACCAACACTTGGTATATGATTTTTTAATTTGATATTGTCATTATTTGGATTATCTACAACATATCCCAACAAGTATAAATCAGTTGCATGTGTTCTAAATAAAGCATAAGGACCATATTGAGTTGTACGTTTTGCGTATGCTCTAGCAAATTTAGATTGCTTGGAGTCTTTTTCCATAATGTAAATTGCTAAAGTTGTTAAGTAAAACAAATCAGCAACATCACGTCCAGTCAAGTTTTGGTAATTACGAGAAGTTCTAAAAAGTCTGCCTTCTGTTATTTCATTATCAATAAAATCTAACTCCATTTTATCCTCACCCACATAGGCTTGTATGGTTTGAGCACCTTGTTTTTTTACTGCTTGATGTCTATGATTGCCATCAATAATGGTGCCATCTTTATGAACTACAATAATAGGACTATCACTTAAATTACTCTTAAACATTTTATCTATATTTTCTTGATCAAGAACTAAACCATCTGCTGGTGATACAGAGTCTGTAGGAATAGTTTTTAATTTAAAAACTTTATTTTTACCTACCCAATTAAGCCAATCATTAGTAAAATTATTACCAGTTCCAGTTTTATCCATATCTTTTTTTAACTTTGATAACATTTGATCTAATGTCATGGTATTCATTATTCCCCAGGCCTCCCTGAACCAAAGTTTAATCTACTGAACTCTAATCTGTCAATAATTTTTAAAGCATTTCCTGTTCTGTCTACTGCAACAAATCCTTCTTCTGCTGTAACCTCAAACCCATTTTCTGTTTCTTTAAATGTAGGCATCTGCCTGATAGTTTCTAATTTTTGTACTATCAAATTTTTAGCACCAATCAGTTTAGTGTATAAATCATACACACCCACAATACTGTTTACATGCTCTTTTAAAAATTTTACACCATCCACTAAAATTTTTCTATACTCTTCTTGTTTCTTTTCAGTTTTATATCCATCTATCTTTTTTTCCATACGAGCAATATAACTTTGTGTGAACTCACTTGCAAATTTGGCAGGCTCTTGTTCTATATATCCTTGTCTGATATTACTGTTTACGTGAGCCTTTAAGTATTGTATAAAATCTTTACCTATTACATCAGAACCTTTTCCTATCCAGTCAAACATTGGTTTACCAATTTTTTCAAGGTAATTGTTTGCATCTGTAATAGCCTTTATCATATCAACACTTTCCTGCTCTGTAAGTGTTACTGTACCACTAAGATCTTTAATTGTGGCATCTCTGAACCATACATCTTTATTTTTTGTTAAACTACTGCTATTGTACCCAAACTTTGCAGTAGTGTCTGCTAGAGTTGGTCCACCAACATATTCTGTATGAAATACTATTCCCATTTCTGCTTGTTGTATTTGCTTTGCTAGATCGCTATTTTCTGGTACTGCATATATAATTGTGTTTGGTTTAAAATAAACTACCTCATCACCATCTATTGTACCTGTTTGAACTGTGTCTTTTTTAAACAGCATATCACCTTGGACAACTGTATCTATATTTAATTTTTTTAAATTACCCAAAGCAACTTTTAAAATTTCCTGTAAACCAGGATCAGGATGATTTTGTTCTATATCTTTATCTGTAAAATTTAATTTGGGTCTTTGTGCAAATACGCCTTTTGTACCCACAAAAAACTTTCCAGATTCAGGATCTCTACCACA